AATACGTATTTGTAGATGAGAATAATAATCAAAATTTGCAAATCGCTGAAGGCGTGGTGCGAACAAAAACATTTATTGTTGGAGATGTTACAGATCAACAAGTGTATGTGATACCTGATAAAGATATCGATACGGAGACCGTTAAGGTGAACGTGTATGACACAACAATAAGCACGCGATTTACTGCATATACTAATTTAAATAAAGCAATTAGGATTGATGCTGCAAGTTACTTTTACCAAGTGAAAGAAGTACCTAATGGGTATTTCGAACTAAATTTTGGTGATGGTAGTGTTTTAGGCAATACTCCATTGATTGGGAATATGATTGTGGTGTCATATCTGGCGTCATCTGGAAATGAAGCTAACGGTGCAGACATTTTTAATTCTCAGACAGATATAAGTGCTGGAGGTATAGAATACCCGATTTCTGTCGCAACACTTGCAGCATCAACTGGCGGCAGTATTAGTGAAAGTATTACATCAATCAAACAAAATGCATCACTTGCTTTTGCTTCACAGCAGCGCATGGTTACAGCTGAAGATTATAGAGCCCAGATATTAACTAATTATTCATCATCTATTGCCGATGTAACTGCTTGGGGTGGACAGGATAATACACCACCTATTTACGGTAGAACATATGTAGGCCTAAAGTTTAATGACGGCGTCACTGATGCTCAGAAACAAGTAATTAAAGATTCGATTGTTACTAATCTAACTAATAACTTGGCGATTATGTCTATTGATACTGTTTTTGCTGATCCTGTAGTTGTATATCTAGAACTTACTACTCGATTTAATTTTGACCCAGACTTAACTAATGTTACTGTTAGAACAACAGAGTCTGCTGTGACAACTATAATTCAAAAGTACTTTAACGAAGAGCTAAAGAAATTTGGCGCAGTATTTAGAAGATCATCAGCACTAGCATTGATTGACGCTGTAAGTAAAGCCGTTCTTAACTCTAGGATTGCAGTTAAAATGCAATTAAGAATTGCGCCAACATTTGGTGCGTTGAATAACTTTGTCTTATCATATCCTGTAGCAATAGCAGAACCAAATGTAGTTACCGCATCAGTAACATCATCAAGGTTTACTTTTTTAGGACAAACCGCTATAATCAGCAACAGGCTTGGTACAAATATTTTACAGATACAAACAATCGGCGGCAACGTGCTTTTAGACAACGTCGGCGATTATACTACAAGTACAGGTACTATCACACTAGTTGGTTTTAACCCGGAAGCCGCAGTAAATGATATCATTAAAGTTTCAGCAGTACCAGGTAATGAGTCTACAATTAGACCATTGAGAAATTATATTATAGATATTGATGATGGTCTTTCATTCGCTAAGGCTCAAATTGATTATCAAAATACTAATGTAACTCTCTCATGATTAATGCAGCAGAAGATTTAGATAGAAGAAATTTAAGTTTCTCTCAAAGTAAAATACGAGAGGTACTACCAGAGTACTATGAAGAATCGTATCCTAATTTAATTTTGTTCTTAGAAAAATACTATGAATATTTAGAAGGTGATAACAAAGATTCTTTTAAAACACAAATTAATAATTTATTTGTGGCAAGAGATCCAGCGCAGACAGATATTGGAAGCTTAGATTTTCTTGTTCAGGAGTTTGGTAATGGTTTAAAATCATCTAGCTTCTTTGACAATCCAAGATTGATGGCTACTCTATTAGCTAAGTTTTATAGAGTAAAAGGTTCTCTTGCTTCTCTTGAAGGTTTTTTTAGAGGTTTTTTTGGCGAAAACGCTAGTGTCGAATACCCGAAAAAAGACCTATTTACAATAGGCGATTCAAAAATAGGCTATGACTCATTAAAGTTTATTCAAAATGATGCCTTGTATCAAACCTTTTCTATACTAATTAAAACAGCATTTGCAACGGCTGATTGGCGCGAGTTATATTTAAAATTTGTACACCCGGCCGGATTTTACTATGAAGGCCAGGTTGTAATTCAATCTGAAAATGATTTTAATATAGCTAGTTTCAGCGAAGATCCATTAGCAGTACCTGTAACATCGTTGGTTTTATCATCAGAAGGTTTCATTACATTAAATACTGTATTTACTGAAACTACAGCGTTGTGGGATTCAAATGGTGATGCATTAGCTGACTACAGATTCGATATGTCTAAGATCGTTAGTACATTTGCTGACCTAACATTACTAGAACTAGATGGATTTTATACTAATCTTGCTAGTATGCTCAGTCCAAACTCATTTACGTTTGATGATTCAGCTACCGTGCGACCTGATTTCTCATTAACTTTAGAAACTATGGACAAGGATATGTTTACTCGTTACACCAGCGATTCAACTTATTAGTATAAATATAAATTGATTTATCTAAACGGAATAAGATATGACTAGAAAAAATATTAATGTAGGCACCACAGCCAACGATGGCACGGGTGATACATTACGCACTGTTGGCCAGAAAATTAATGATAACTTTATAGAAATTTTCAACTGGATTGGTGATAGTAATTCACTTAATTCACAAATTTTTTTAGAGGATAGTGCAATTGCATTTGAAGGTTCTAGTACAGATGATTTTGAAACACGGTTAGCAGTAGTTAACCCCACCGCCGATAGAGTAATTCTACTGCCAGATGCTGGTGGCACAATTGTACTTACCTCGGCAACGCAGACACTAACAAATAAAACGCTAACCGCTCCTAATATTAGTGCACCAACGATTACGGCACCAACTATTAACGATGCAAATAGCAATGAGTTAATTAAGTTTACAAGCATTGCATCGGCAGTAAATGAAATTACAGTTTCAAATAATTCGGTCGGCAATCCGGTTATTGTTAGTGCAACGGGCGGTGATACAAATATCAACTTAAGGCTTGATGCAAAGGGTAGTGGTTCCGTTCGTTTAAACAAAGTTGCATTTTCATCTACTGAAATTACAGCAAACGGTGCAACATCTGCAAACACGTCATACATTATTTGTAATAAAGCTACAGCATTGGCAGTTACTTTAGCAAATGGTACAACAATCGGCGAATCTAAAATCTTTACTAACAAAGGTGTTGGTATCGCAACAATCACGCCAGCAAGTTTTGCTCAAGGCACTACATTCGCCTTGGATCAATATGATTCAGCAACACTTGTATGGGATGGCACTAATTGGTATGTGTCTGGGCATTACGGCGCAACAATAGCATAATAGGAAATAAAAATGGCAGCAATTATTACTGATACGCTGAGAAGACAAGCGGCTAATATTCTTTTAGCAGATATTCTAGATACAGCAGGATCTAATAAGTATTTTATTGGAATCGGTAAATCAGACCAGTATGACTCAAGCGATACCGCAACAGTTCCGACCAAGTCGGCAAAAGACGAAAGAATTGCAAGAGCAAATCTTCAATCGGTAAAGCAAATAGCCACAGGTGGTGCATCATTTGTATCGCCTAGGTATAATTGGTCATCTGGTAACGTGTATTCTGCTTGGAGCGATAGGTACGATGATGTTCCGGCTAACCCGCATTATGTGCTTACAGAAGACAACGAGGTATATATTTGCCTACAACAGGGCCTTAACTTACTAGGAGTTCCAGTTAACTCTATTGTTAAGCCAAATTTCACTAATGCCGGGATTATTCAAACACAGGCATTCGAAACGGCAGACGGTTATAGGTGGAAATTCTTATATGCGTTGAGCCCAACAAAAGCAAATAACTTTTTGTCATCAAATTACTTACCAGCCCAAGTTATTACTGATTCTTCTGGAACACCCGGTTTAACCATCTTTGAGGTCCAACAAGCGCTAGTAAAAGAAGCAGCAGTAGGCGGCCAGATTATTGGTGTTTCAATTACAAATACAGGCGGTGGATATACTAGCGCACCTACCGTAGTATTTAGAGGTAATGGCAGTGGCGCCCAAGCCACGGCAACGATAGATAATGGAATAGTTGTAAAAATTGAGATGAATGACGAAAGTGCTTCATTAGGCAGCGGCTATCTTTATAGTAGTGTTGAATTCAGCGGTGGCAGTCCAACAACTGCAGCTGTAGGTCAATCTATTATTTCATCAATTGAAGGCATTGGTTATGATCCAGTAAAAGACTTATTGTCAACTTCTTTAATGGTTATGTCAAAACCGGCCGGGGCAGAATCAGGAAACTTTTTAGTTAATCAAGATTTTAGACAAATTTTATTACTTAAAAACCTTGAACATAAAGATAGCGATGGTTTGTATGATGAAGCGTCAGGCAAGATACTAAGGGCGTTTAGCGTTGATAATGCAGGATCACTGGCGGTTAATAACCTAGTGTCTGGCGATTCAGCTGCTGCTTATATTAATGAAATTAGTGGTAATACTATATTCTATCATCAAAACGAAACTACTGGTTTTGGTAAGTTTGCTAATGGCGAAGCAATTACGGACAACGGCGGCGGTAGTGCAAATATTGTGTACGGGCAAGACAGTGCCGGATTTGGTGGTCAGGTAGACGGCTTCTCTGGAGATCTATTATACATAGAGAATAGAGCTCGTATTTTAAGAGATGCTGCTCAAACTGAAGACATCAAAGTTATTCTTACATTCTAAGGCAATCATACATGGCAACGACATTTACAACCAATACATTTGCTAATACCTATAAGGATGATTATCGCGACAGTGATAATTATTACAGGATTCTATTTAATAGTGGTAAGACACTTCAGGCTAGAGAGTTAACTCAACTTCAAACTATTATTCAATCAGAGATTGGAAGATTTGCTCGTAACATATTTAATGAAGGTGCCATGGTTAATCCAGGCGGGATTACAGTAAATAACGGGTATGAGTTTTTAAAGCTAGATACTTCATTAAATCAATTACCCGATGTTGATTTGGTAGGCGAAGATTTTGTTACAGAGGATGGTAATATTACTGTTAAGGTGCTGCAAGTTGTAGCAGCAAATGCAGTGTCTGGTGATCCAGCAACCCTATATGTAAAATACATTGATACTGCTGATGCACCAAGCAGCGATGTTGCAATTAGAGTTCCAAACGGCACTGATATTAGTAATGGAACTTATACATTAACATTAGAGGCATCAGGTGCTGCTGGTGTTGGTACTATTGGTGCTGTAGCAGCTGGTGAATATTTTACAAAAGATCATTTTGTATATGCTGAAAAACAAACGTTTTTTATTAGCAAATACACATCCAACCCGACTGCTGACTTAGGTTTTCGTATTACAGAGGATATTGTAACAGCTGCTGATAATTCTGCGCTTTATGATAACCAAGGCGCAATTGCTAATACTGCTGCACCAGGCGCTGATAGATACAGAATTAGACTCACCCTTACTACTAGAGACCAAGTAGACTCTGCTGATAATTTTTTATATGTTGCTAGGGTTGTGAATGGAAAAGTTTCTGGTGAATCCACTGGAAGTAACGAATATAACAAAATTGCCGAATTAATGGCACAGCGGACTGAAGAAGAGTCTGGTGATTATATAGTTAATCCAATTACTGCTAGGTTTGAGGCTTTAAATGATTCTAATTTAACGTTGAATATCTCTGATGGTATTAGCTATGTTGAAGGTTATCGCCTTGAGGTGCCAATAACGACGCTAACGATTCCTAAGGCGCAGACCTTTACATCTGTCGTAGGGCAAAATGTTGTTGCTCAGTATGGCAATTTTGTAAATCAAGACTCTGATGGTGGTTGTGCTGGTTTGCCTAATATTGATAGTTTTGCACAACTTGATTTACGGGACGGAAAAGGTTACGGTGGTGCCACTATTGGTACAGCCAGAGTAAGAGCAGTTGAACGTAATCAAAGCACAATTAGATATTACCTATTTGATATTAAAGTTAATGCCGGCCAGAGCTTTTCTTCTACTAAAAGTATAGGTACTAGTACTTCTTCATATTTTGATGTTGAATTAACCGATGGTATTGTTTTACTTAAAGAAACTGCTAATAATTCGCTTTTGTTTAAACTGCCAAACACAAGACCAACGAGCGGTAGTGTAGTCGTAAATACTCTTCAAGTTCAAAGAAGATATTCTTTTCAATCAAGTGGCAGTGGTACATACACGCTGTCTGCTGGCAGTTTTGGTGGTTCAGGCTTAACGTTTACTGACACTGGCGATTGGATTATCACAAAATTAGATGGTAGTGTTTCAGATACATCTGCGACATTTGCACTTGCTGGTTCGCCAACTGGCACTACTGTTAACATTACTGGTCTTGAAAATTCTACTGATTATGAGCTTATTGCTATGGTTGATATTTCAACTACAGTAACTAGAGCAAAAAGTATTGAAACTAGGACTCTTACAAAAGCATGGCCAGGCGATGCTGACTCTGACGGCAATGGTTTGCAGTGGCTAAACTTTGACCGTGCTGATGCAATTGATGTTTTAAATGTCAAATTAAATACGGCATCAGGCAGGGATTTAAGCGAAAGCTTTACGTTTGATAACGGCCAACGAGATAATTTCTATGCGCGCGGTCGTTTAATCCAAAAAACTGGATCTGCAATTCCGACAGCTAATGTGTATATTGAATATAGACATTTTGCTCATGATCCAGGCCATTTCTTTAATGTAAGCTCTTACGCAGGTATTGACTATGCGGATATTCCAAGTCATCGTAAGAATGACGGTGAAGTTGTTCCATTAACTGATGTCTTGGATTTTAGGCCGAGTGTAGATTCTACTGGAACTTTTGTTGCTAGTCAAGATTTTATTTCTTTATTGCCACAAAACACAAACGCAATTGATTTAGATGCAGATTATTATTTGCCTAGGAACGACATACTTGTTATTAAACGCGTTGAAGCTGACGTTAAAACAAATAGAGCCGAAGCAAAATATATTCAAGGTGTTCCAGACTTTATACCTGCATTCCCTGAAGCACCTTCAGGGACTATGGAGCTTTATAGATTTGAATTAAACCCATACACTGTATCTGATTCTGATTTAGCAACGACTTTTGTAAATCATAAGCGTTATACAATGAAAGATATTGGCGATCTTGAAAAAAGAATTGTCAATCTTGAAGAATATACTACACTATCAATACTAGAAAATAGTACAGCAATTCAATTAGTGTTAGACGAAAATGGTAATCCTAGAACTAAATCTGGGTTCTTTGCTGATAACTTTTCTGGTATGGCATTCGCTGAGACTGGTAGCAGATACAGAGCTTCGATGAACCCACAGGACAATACGCTGAACCCGCCGTTCGTATCAAATAATATTAGATTAATTTATGACTCTAGTGATGTTACCAATACTATAACCCGGTCTGGTGATTTGCTTACTCTACCATACACGACTAGTACATTTGTAAATCAGAATCTTGCAACAGAAACAATGAATATTAACCCATTTGCGGTTATTACGCAAACTGGTTATACACAATTATCACCATCATCAGATGAATGGGTTGAAACAAGATTTGCAACAAATGTTGAAGTAAATGGTGGTACTACTACCACGATAAGACGAGGCACAACATTTGCAGCTGCGTCGTCAAGAGTCTTATCAGATGTTACAACTAGAAGGCTTGTATCAACAGCTGTTATTGATGTTTCAGTAGCACCTTTCATGCGATCTAAGAAAATCCACTTTAAAACTGTTGGATTACGCCCTAACACACAATTCTTCCCCTATTTTAATAACGTAGATGTAGGTGCGTGGTGTAGAGAAGAAACCACTTTTACGCTTTTTGGTTCTACTACTACTGATTTTGGCAACCAATTCTCTCAAACGTCTTCGCACCCAGACGGTAATACTAATTTGGTAAGTGACGCTACAGGTGAAATTATTGGTTCATTCTTTTTGCCATCTACAGAAGCTATTAGATTTAGGACGGGAACTTCAGAATTTAAACTTTTAGATGTAACTGGAAATAAAGAAGCCAATGCTATATCGTTTAGCAAATCAAGATATACGGCAACAGGTACAATTGAAACAAGACAAAGAACTTTTGTATCAACAAGATCGGTAGATATTCTACAGTTAACTCAAATTCCGCAGCCTGTCGCCGACAACGGCGGCGGCGGGTTTGGCGGGTTTGGCGGGTTTGGGGGCGGTCAGGGTGATCCATTAGCCCAGACATTTTATATTGATAGGGTAGAATATCAAAACGGGATGTTTTTGGCATCTACTAATATTTATTTTGCAACCAAAGACGATACAGTACCAGTGCGTTGCGAAATTGTTACTGTAGAAAATGGTTACCCCACTACAACGGTTCTTGCTAACTCAGTGTTATTGCCAGCAGATGTTAATTTGCCAGTAGATGGTAACGATATGGCATCAGTAAGAGCGGCGGCCACACAGTTTACCTTTACCGAGCCTCTTTTCTTATCTCCAGGTCGTGAATATGCGATTGTGCTAAAAGCAGAATCTACAAATTACAATGTCCATGTAGCTAAAACATATGATTTTATTCTAGGTACCACATCTGCACGTGTCACTAAACAACCAACATTAGGTTCGTTGTTCCAATCACAAAATGCTTTTACTTGGACACCAGATCAAACCCGTGATTTAATGTTTACATTAAACAAGGCTGTGTTTTCAACTAGCGGTGTTGCATTGCTTGAAAATGGTGCGCCACCAAATGAATTGTTAAACACTAATCCAATTCTAACTACTACTGGTGATTCTGATGTTCATATCTTATTGACAGGTCATGGATTTATTACTGGAGACGTTGTTACAGTATCCGGTTTTGGCGAAGATAGCATTGGTGGTGTGGCAGCTTCAAGCATTAATGGAACACGAGTTGTTACTGGAGTTGATTGGACTGGATTCACTATTGGTGCAGGTTCACAAGCAACAACTACCTTGCGTGGTGGCGGTGATGGTGTGATTGTTACACAACAGTCGCACTTTGATGAATATATCCCAGTTATTCAATCAATAACACCAGATTTGACGACTATTTCTGTAAGTGCTAAGTTTACTTCAGGCGGTTCATATGCCGGTTCTAAAAATAGAACGACTGGAACTAACACAAGAGCTAAAGCATCAAGTTATTCACTAATTTCACCAAATAGAACTAATTTTACAACTGAGCCTAAGGTGATATTGACCAATGCAAGTCAGACGAAATTCTTGGCTAGCGCTAAGTCTGCGACAATTAAACTTGATTTTTCAACAGAAGATGTAAACGTATCACCTGTGGTTGATTTACAAAGAGTATCAATGACGGTAACCGAAAACGTAATTGATAAACAAGATGATTCACTTACAAATGGTTATAATGTACCATTAGTGTATGTGGCTGAAACAGATCCTACAGAAGGAACCGCTGCGGCTAAACACGTCAGTAAGCAAATTACATTGCAAGAACCAGGTATTGGTCTTAAAATCTTGTTAACTGCAAATAAGCCTACTGAAGCTGATTTTGATGTTTACTACAAAGTTGGTACAGGCGATGATGTTTTGGATGATAAGGTTTGGATTTTGGTTAATAAAGAAACCGAAATGCCGGCAGATAACGATAGAGTAACTTTTAGAGAATACGAATATTTGGCCGGTGGTATTACTGGTACATTGTCACCGTTTACTACATACCAAGTTAAAATTGTAATGACTTCTACTAGTAGCTCTAGAGTTCCACTCATTAGAGATCTAAGAGTTATTGCATTAGCCACGTAATGAAACAATTAATAAAAGTTGACGGGCATCCGGGTCTCACAAGAGATCCGGTATCCGGTGCTATTTTGAATATAAATAAGAATGAAATAGCCACTGCGAGGAAGGCCAAAGCAGTCGTAAGAAAAAATCAGTCTAAGATTGAACAATTAGAAAACGATATCTCAGACATTAAAAATATTCTATTGAGAATGCTAGAGGAAAAAAATGGCAGTAACAGTAATTAACCTATCAGACCCAGTATCGACGCTGGTCACTAAAACCAATAACATCTCGAGTGACGTTGGTGACATTGCGCAATTAGTCACCGGCGATGATAACGTAGTTGATGCCATTAATGCATTAAGAGCTATAGTGGTGCCGTTTGATGACTCATCGGAAATTATTTCAATTTCTCGTGGTGGTATATCAATTAACAATGATTCAGCATTGGGTTTATCATTAGCTTATAATAACACCACGGGTGTCATTAAATTGGTTGGTGCTGCTGATGGCGATACAGTAAAAGGTTATTTTGCTAGTGATAGCGCTAATGGTATTGGATTTAATTTTGGCGAAGGTAAATTTAGCATTATTACTTCTGGTGTTATAGAGGCAAAGATTGCATCAAATGCAGTTACTGTAAATAAAATTGCATCAAATGCAGTTATAGAGGCAAAAATTGCATCAAGTGCAGTTACTGAGGCAAAGATTGCATCAAGTGCAGTTACTGTAAATAAAATTGCATCAAATGCAGTTACTGAGGCAAAAATTGCATCAAGTGCAGTTACTGTAAATAAAATTGCAAATACATCAATCACTAGCTCCAAGTTTAATGGTACGGTTTCTCTTATAATCTATAATGATGCTGGAACACCAGTAAAAACAATTTACAGTCCTGGGAGTTAAATTATGGCAGTGCGACAGCCACTATATTGGGATGCAGGAACATCATCCATAAAAACGATGACAACATCTGAGGTCGCAAATATTGTTAGTCAAGTTTCATATGTTTATTCACTATCACCATCAGTTACATTAGATGTAGTTGCTTCTGGTGGTAGCCTTGGTACCATAAGTGATACGCGTAAAACCGCTGGCGCTGCTCTAACACGGGTTGAAAGATTTTCTACCGAAGCAGAAACAGCAGAACCTGGAACAGTTACCGTTAACTTTGCCAAGATAAATCAAACAGTTGCATCGGTTTCAGCACCAACAGCTGGTGCTGAAGGTTCATATCCAGTATATTATTACAATAGTGGTTTTAGACCAATGAGTGATACCGATGTGTATGATACATTCATTAATCCTGCAATTGCCGTTTTAACAAGTGGTAGCACAACAACTCTGCAGGGTGGCACATATCGTATTCACACTAATGCTGGTGGTCTGGGTGGCCAGACTTTAGTAAGTGCAACCCCAGTGTTTTCGGACACTAGAGCTGATACCTCGTTATATACTGCGGGCGCAATTGGAGAGGCATTAGACCAACCAACCACTATTAGTAATTTTTATCTCTATAAGTTTGATGGTTCGGCCGTTAGTTATATTAAACCATTACGATTAACAGCATCAAATAATAATGTGCAAGCCTTTAGCACCAGTTTATTTGATACGCTATTGCAAAATCATGTAAGATATGCCGCAGCTGGTGCAGGAACGAATATACGTTACAGTTATACAATTGGTAATAATAGGGGTTCTGGTATGACGGATACTATATTAAACGGTAGTGGCAATTATCAAACCAGATTTGTAAATGCCGACGATTATCGCTCTCAAGAATTCCCCGATGGCACTGCAGTAACGGCATCAACATATTATTTAAAAATTAGTTAACTATAAGGCGAAAAGAAAATGCAAGGATATAACTTACTCACAGCTCATTTTTCTAACAATGAGCGTACCACGGTTGAAGTTTATTGGTGTGATGATAAGGGTGACAATGTTCAAGTTGAATATACCGAAGCCAAGGAAGGTGATGCCGCGTGGGAGGAATTACTCACGCATATTACCATAGATCAAATACATGAAAATACATACAAGCATATCCGTGAACAAAATAATTTATTTGAAAAACAAGTCATCGAAATAGCCAAAAAAAGAGGACTAGTTTATGATACAAATACTGACAGGGGTGCTGCCCTAAAAATTTCTGCTGAAACTTTATTCAGAGAACACGGTGAAGAAGAGCTTAAAGAATATTTGTTTACTTATAAACTAAACTTATTTGAGAATAAAGTCATTAAGAATAGTAAAGATAGGACGGGTAAAGCAGCAATTCGTAAAGCAACTTCTATCGTTGAAGCTACAATTGCAGCATGTGCGTTATATCAAAAAGAATCACTTTAATAACTTTTATTTATTTGTAATTTACATGTAATGCAAATGTGTTATAATACACTTTAGTGTTATTTAAAAGATCTTTGAAAATCCTTATTCACATGATGTAGGAAGTGGCCACCAGCAGATATGTCCGGATGATTATGGTCTAGTAAAAAGTTCCAAGATAGACCAATATTAGTATATGGAATACCATATCTTTCAATGAGGTATGTAATAAAAATTTCATTATTATCTCTCCAGTGTTTGTGTATTTCCTCTGGATATAGATTATCTATAATAGCTTCTTGAAGAATATTTTTAAGTCTATCAAATCGATTAATGAAATTTAATTTAGAGATTGATTCTTTATTACCCCCAATAACGCCAGTGTTAATAACACCTTTGGATCCGGATAGACCATCTAGTTCTAACATAGCATTTTTTGCACATGTTTTACTGTACATATTCATTGCATCAAAGCCGTCATGATTTAACGCACCAATTAGCGCATCTCTATCCACATTTTGCTCTATATTATAAGCGCATATTGAATTTAGATTCCATACATTAAAGAAATTTAGCTTAGTGGTTGGTACGACGTCAAAATCTAAATAGAGAACCTCATCGTAATCGTTGGCAAGTTCTTCTAATAAAAACAACTTGTTAAATTGTATTTCATCATATGCAGTCGTCGTGCTTTCAAACAGCGTGTAGGTTGCACCACAACTAGTAGCGTAATCCCTTTGCGCCTTTTCTAATTGTGATTTATATTTTTTAAATTGACTTAGCTTATAATCAGAAGACGATGCGTGACCTGGATTTAGGTTCTCAGTAAAAATACTATAAACTATTCTTTTCATACCAGTTCCTGACATATTTAAACTTTTTGTTAATTACGTGACACAATGTACAGCCAGGTTTAATATAATCCCATCGGTCTAGAAAATGATGCCACTTCTCATCCAACCATTGTATCTTTACATCGTTCATTTTAACCTTATATCCCCAAATAGTTTCATTGTCATAACCAAACATAAGACGTATTTCTTTTGGCCACATATCAACATCGGATTGTAGTTTATCCATTAGTGCTATGGTTTTATCGAAGTCACCCCAATAATTTAATTTTTTAATATCCTTTGCCGATGCGCCGATAATACCTGTATTAAACACATCATTATCACCGGACATATCACACTCGATGAGCATTGCTTTACAGTTCCAATACTTTGCCGTTGGCGAACGAATTGATGATATATGTACAGCATCCGTTACCTCGTGATACCGATACAAGACGTGAGAGTTGTTTTGAAGTATTGCAATGCCATTGTTTTGTAAATCCCAAGTTTTAAAGAAATTATCATTGTTTAATGGTACTACATCAAAGTCTAGATAAAGTATTTCGTCATATTTTTTACTTAACTCATATAGCAAATGTATTTTATAAAAGTTAATGACATTATAGGCAGTAACCTGTGGATATGTTTTGTTAAAATACTTTTTAAACTCATACCACTTCTCATCATTCTCATATAGAATATAGTCAACACCAAGGCCGCGTGAATAATCAGTATGTCTTTCCTTAAGCCAAGGATAATACTCTTGGAACAACAACTTGGTCTTTTCCGTCTTGGGTAACTGATCAGTATCCCAAGCATAAGGTGCTTGATAATCCAACTCTGACTTATCAATATCAATATATAAACTAAAAATAATTCTTTTCATATCAGCATTGTGGTTCCATAATATATATTATGTATAAATAAACCAAGGCAGGGGCGTTACGCACGTCCGACAAAGAAAATAAAGAAAATAAAGGAAATTTCATGGCCACCTACGAAGAGCTCACGATAGATCAGGGAGCAGACACCACTATAGAATTACAATGTGTTAATATCACTGGTGCAAAAAAGAATTTAACCTCACATACGGTTAACTCCAAAATGAAGAAGAATTATAATAGTGACTCTTCAGATACAATTACTTTTATTACCGGCATCAGTGCAGATCCGACAGATGGCATTATTACACTAAGCCTTACAAATACCCAGACAGATACTTTAAAAGCCGGTAGATACGTGTACGATGTTGAACTAGCTTTCATAGACAGCGACGGCGATACGATCGTTGAAAGAATACTTGAAGGCCGAATTCAAGTAACACCATCAGTCACGAAGTAAACGATATGCCGATGAAAAATTCAACTGGAAGAACAATAGTTAAGAAAATTGTTCTTGGTATACCATTAACTAAAAACGTTTCAACTGCTGCAACGATTGACAACCTATTAGGAATTAATACAGATGGTAAGCAAACTGGCGATGTGCTATTATATGACTCAGATGCTGGTGGCGATTACGTAACTACATCGCTTGTAAATTTAGTTAGAAGTTATATTAGCGCTGGTGGTGATTTATCATATGATTCTGCCACAGGCCAATTCAGCATTGACGTTGAAGAGATTTATAGTGCAGAAAACTTTGATTCTGATTTTATTCTTGCCATTCAAACTATCGATGGTAGTTTAATACCAAACCTAGACAGCACATATGACCTAGGCAGTCCAGCGAAGAAATGGAAAGACCTACACCTGAGTGGTAATACCATTTATCTAGGTGGCATTAGTCTTGTAGATCAAGCAGGCTCATTTGCTGTAAAAGATTCAAACGGCGCGGCTGCACCATTCTCTTTGGATGCTAACACTACAAATGATTTAGCAGAAGGTGGCAATCTTTATTATACTCGTGCCAGATTTGATTCTGCTTTAGCTGATGGTGTATCTGCTCAGCAAATTCGCGAATATTTTGATGGTGGTACTGGTGTAACATACGACTCGTCTACAGGCGTATTTTCAATCGGCCAACCGGTTGCAACTACTGATGACGTAACATTTAATAATGTAGATATATCTGGTGAATTAGTCGTTCAAGGTAACTTTACAGTTCAAGGTACTACGACAACAATTAATTCAACAACCGTTAGTATAAACGATAAAAATATTGTACTGGCAGATTCTGCTGCAGATGCTATTGCCGCTGATGGTGCTGGTATTACAATCAATGGTGCTGATGCTTCATTGACGTATTCTGCAGCTGAAGATAAGTTTGTATTTGATAAAGGTGTTATAGCACCCAACTATCAGGGCGTTTATCTCGGGTTTGATTCCGACTTAGCTAGAACCTCAACTGTACAATCGATTCGTGGATACTTTAACGCGGCTGGTGACTTATCATATAATTCCGCTACGGGTGAGTTCTCATTCGATGTTGAGCAAGTATACACCAAAGATAACTTTGATTCTGATTTCAATGATGCTTTAGACGAGGCATCAATCAACGGCCTTGGTCTTTCATACAATAGTGCAACAAATACTATTAGTATCACTAATACTGGCGTTACGGCAAATACCTATGGCTCTGCTACTCGGATTCCAGTGTTCTCCGTTAATGCTCAAGGCCAACTTACACTGGCCACTGAAACAAGTATAGCCTCGGTTGAATCAATAGACTTTGATTCTGCCTCAGGTAATTTTAATATAACGACTACTGACGGTCAGTCGTTTAATACAGTAATTACGCTTGATCCATACACGACTAGTAATTTAACTGAAGGCAACGACCTTTATTATACTAGAGCCAGGTTTGATTCTGCATTAGGCGATACTGCATCTATACAATCCATCCGCAGCTATTTAAATGCTGGTGGCGATATGTCATATGATGCAAATACTGGCACATTCAGTATTAATGTAGAAGAGATTTATACAGCAGTAAACTTTGATTCTGATTTAGATGCTGCTGTTAGCGGTGGCGTTGGTATCAATTACAATCCAGTAGATAATACTATCAATATTGATTCTGCAGAACTTGCATCATATTTTAGTACAGACAATATTACCGAAGGCGGCAACCTATACTACACTACTGCGCGTGCAGATAGTGATGCGCGATATGCTATTAGTGCTGGCGGCGATATTAGCTATGATCCTACCACGGGTGTTATTAGTATTGATGTAGAAGATATCTACACTAAGGCTAATTTTGATAGTGATTTTAATGTATCACTTGATGAAGCAGCACTGAATGGTGACGGCCTATCTTACAATAGCGGAACAAATACTTTAAGTATTACCGCTACTGGCGTTGATTCTGGTACTTATGGATCTACCACACAGATTCCAGTGTTTACGGTTAACGACAGAGGACAAATTAATTCTATCGACACCGTATTAGTTGCTGGTGTAGCATCGACAAGTTACGACTCATCAAGTGGTCAGTTGACAATCAACACTGCTGATGGTGGTTCATTTGTTACCACATTGCACGATTCTGCTGATCATGTATCAAGAGCAAGATATGCAATAACCTCTGTTGATAACGGCGGCGATGGTTCATTCACCTACAATGCATCCACGGGCGTGCTTACGTACACAGGTCCATCAGCTTCAGAGGTTCGTTCACACTTTAGTGCTAGTGGTGAACTAAACTATGATAGCGCAACAGGCCAATTTAGTTTCGATGTTGAGGCTGTTTATACTAAGGCTAATTTTGATAGTGATTTTAATGTATCACTTGATGAAGCGGCATTAGGCGGTACTGGTTTAACTTATAATTCAGGTACTAACACACTTGATATTACAAACACAGGTGTTGTTGCTGGCGAATATGGTTCAGCAACTCAAGTGCCCATTATTACTGTTAATGCTCAAGGACAGATTGATAGTATTAGCGAAATTCTTGTTGCCGGTGTTACTGACTTTGCCTTTGATTCATCAAACGGACAGTTTACAATCAGTACTGCTGACGGTGGTTCATTTACGGCAGTTGCAACACTAGACCCGTACACAACTACCGATTTGGTTGAAGGCGATAACCTTTACTATACGACTGCGCGTGCAGATAGTGATGCAAAAAATGCAGTAAGTGCAGTTGATGCGGGTGGTGATGGTAGTTTCACTTACAACAACGGGACTGGTGCATTTACTTACACAGGCCCCAGCGCTAGTGAAGTAAGAGCCCATTTAGCCGCATCAACTGGAATTACATATAATCCTGGTACAGGTCTAATTTCAACAAATGATAGCGAAATTGTTCATGACAATCTAACTGGTTTTGTTGCAAATGAGCACGTTGACCATACGGCAGTAGAAATTACTGCAGGTGCTGGTTTGACTGGTGGCGGTGATATTAGTTTAACCAGAACTATTAATATTGGTTCCGGCACCGGTATTACCGTAAACGCTGATAATATTGAAATTGGCCAAGATGTTGCAACTACTGCAAATGTAGTCTTTGCCCAAGTCACTGCGACTACTTTCTTAGGCACTTTAAATGGTACTGCAACAAATGCACTTAATTTAGATAGCCAAGATGGAACGTATTATCTAAATTATAATAACTTTACAAATGTACCTACTAATGTAAGTGTTTTTAGTAATGATGCTGGCTATCTCACCGCCGCAATCGATTCAATTGGAGTTAACGATTTAATTACAACTGCAATTGATAACCTCGTCGGTGCTGCACCTGGATCGCTGGACACATTGAATGAGTTGGCCAACGCGTTGGGCGATGATCCAAACTTTGCTGCATCTGTAACAGGTCTAATCGCAGCGAAGTTAGACTCAGCGCAAACCATAGAGTTAATTGACTCGGCTTATGTGCAGGTAAGACAACTGCCTCAAGATTTTACATACAGCGCATTAACTGGTGTTCCTATAAATGTATCAACTTTTGTAAACGATGCTAACTACTTGGATAGCACGACTGTACAAGGTGTGATTAACTCAAGCTATGTAAATGGTTTAGTCGATAGTGTTGATAACGCAACGACAGCGGCTAAGTTGAACAACCAAGCACCATCGTTTTATCTTGATTATAATAACTTTAGCAATACGCCGACATTTGATTCTGCGCCGGGTGCGTTCACTACGTTGTCCGCGTCTGGTACTACTACACTGTCTTCACTGACAGCTTCTACTGCGTTGGCTTTAAATGGCGGCAGTCAAGTCGTTAGCGTCACCAACACCGGTTCGGGCAGCA